GGCGCGTGTAATAACCGACATTTCTCTCGACGTTTTCATTAAAAATCCGATAATCCGATTATGATGGTGGATATTCTGTTCACGACCCATAAAATAATCGATAGTGCGTTGACTACGTCTATCGACGGGTTCATTACAGCATGCATTCTCCAGGAAGGGTTCGCTCGCCATATTCAGGAGAAGGGGGCTACTGTTCTTCACGACGGAGTGTATCATCTGTTGGATAGATAAAGAAAAATAGAGACATTTACTTTCAAGGACGGAGAGTTTAACGTGTTGACCGTCATAACCACGTTTCATATCTGTGATAAGTTGGTTCGCGAAATCTTCTGAGACGTTTTGCGGTGTCGGCATATTATCGAGAGATTTCATAGGCGGCATAAAATTCACCCAACGAAGAACGGATAATTCATCTGGGACTGCTTCGCTCCCCCCCGCGCCCCCCGCACGCAGATTCCGCAAATACTCGCGTTTCGTCTCCATCCGCTCCTTCATCGCCGGTTTCGTGATAATAAGCGTATCAATAAGCGTCTTCAACTTCGCGAGAATATCGCCCTCTTTCTTGAATGATTTCAGTGTATTCCAGGGTTCAATACTCGTCTTTATTTTATACGCAATACATGCAATATACATCATCCCTGATGTATCGCCCTCACCGTCAAGCGGATACCCGGAAAATGAACGTATACATCCGGCGTGGGTCTTCCGCGTCTTCGGGGTCGGAATGGCGCACTGGATTGCGAATGTGAGATACGCAAGTGTAAGAAGAAGAAGTGTCTGAAAAAACGTCTCTTTATAGGGCGGAAGATGCTTGCCTTTCTCTCGGAATAGTTTCTCGGAACGCAGGCGATACGTTTCTTCCGGGGGAACCGATGTATCCAGTAGCGTGAGAGTACTCTGGATAATAAATTCGCGTTCTTGGTGTAATTCAATTCCCATATATCCGGTCATTGTGGTTATTATATTGTTGATGATTTTCGCATTAGGGGTATCGTATTTTTCCACGATACTCATTCCGTGAAGACCACCGCCGCCAGACGCTGATCCCGCTGCCGTCGCCGCCGGTTTCGCTACTTTTAATACCCCCTCGCCAATATCAGCTTCGATCATATCTCTCGTCACTAATTTAAACCCTGCATCATCGAATCCTTCTTCGGTCTCGTGTTCGATTTTCTTGATAACCGCACCGCTGAATTTATCAACCCACGCCTCGCCGTCGTCGCTTATCGTTCCGCGTTCTTTACAAATCGTGTCGATGACCACATTGAGACTACCGACGCCGCCCGTCGCGCCACCCTGTGACTGGATAAACGCAATCGCGATAGCCTCATAAAATGATGGAAGCAATTTCGCATTGGATTTAATACAGTATAACCAGTGTGGATCCTCGTCCATGATTTCGTTGGCTTTGCGTGTAAAACTGGTGATAAACTGCATGAGGTCGTATTGTCGTTTCACAAAATCGGTTTGGGCGATAATCTTGTCTTTCAATGGTTCCATCGGTGAAATAATTGCGTCGAAATCATCGTCGTCGTCGGCGCCGGCGTCACCTGCTGCCGCGTCGCCCGCATGAACACCGAGTTTGTATTTACGATCATTGTATTTATAGAATTCCTTATGCTGTATCTCCGTAATCCGCCCGATATTTTTCAGGTCATATTCGAATTTCTTATTCACGAATTCCGTGAAATTCTCTCGAGTCACTTGATATTTCGCATCAAACTCGGACTTCATTTTATCCAGGAACGCCTTCTTGATTGCATCACCGCCTTCCTTACTCGTGATATGTGCGACTGACTGCGGTCCGGCATCGCCGCCTCCGCCGACGGCGTCCTCTTGCGCCATCAAATTCTTCGCAGCCTCCATCGCAAAAGGAAGACAATCTCGGTCTACATTACAGAAATAATTCCGGTCACTGCTCGGGATAACTGCCGGAATACTTGTATCACGCACCCATTTACCTCCTTCGCGTTTATAATACAGGAATTTGGTTTCGGTTTCACCGAGCAAATCGCCCTGATAACCATGTTTCGACATATCTGGTTCGACGTATTCATCCACTTCAACTACTGCATAATCCCCGTCGTTTACAGGTCGCATTCCTGGTCCGACCATTATGGCGACCGCCTCCTTTTTGGCGTCATCAAATGTCATTTTCTTATTCTTGATTAATTCATCCACGATGAACATCTCGAATTCGGAACTGCTCATTTTTTCTTGATGGTCACGGTATGATTCTATAAATGCATAATCCGTGGTATCATATTTCTTATCGAAATAAACCGGAATATCGCTGTCGTTATCTTCTTGGACTGCTTCTTCATTGGGATAGTTCTTCGAGAGAACAAGACCGAATCTCTTCGGACCGGTCTCGCCGGCGGCTGCGCCACCGCCTCCTGCTGCCGCGCCGCCACCGCCACCACCGCCACCGCCACCACCGCCACGCATCGCACCCATATTTCGCAATTGCTCGCTTTGTTCTCCCAACACCATATTAAAATCAAAAGGAGTTATAAGTTCAGTCGTTGTTATCGCGACAGCGTCCATATATAACTTCGCATAATCAAGTGCCAACATCCGGGATAGAAGTTCAGATGATGAGAGAAGGTTGTCATTATACTCGGTTTGTTCGGTCAATCCGGTAGCATAGGACCGACCGCGCATTTGTTGACGCTGTTTATCGTCCATCGCGGCAGCTACACCACCTCCGGCACCCGCCGCCCCCCCTGATCGAACTTGAACATCCTGGAATCCATACGCTTTAAATACATCCGCGTCCATCATTTTACCAGATACAATCAGTTTATAGATCAGCGAGACGCCAAGATAACGAACATGATACTGGAATGAACGCAGACGCCCGAATTTACGGAAATTCGTCGCATAATTACGCTTATATTCAAGAACACGCTCATATAAAAACGCGACAATCTCATCATATTGTTTCACATTCAGGTCCTCCTGATATATCAAAAAAGGTTCAATAAATGCGAGGACATCTTGCAGTGTAAGTCGCCCGTGGATATACTGACGCATCATTTCGAATATATTACGGGTTTTCGGTATAATAACATCCAGGAACTTGCGGTATTTATCGCGTTCATTGACGCCGGGTTCTAGAATAAATTGCTTGACCTCGCGGAGGAAATTGTGTGCATTGAGATCGAGTGGAGTATTCAGGTCGGTGACTTCGTGCGTTGTGAGTGTCATCATCTGGCGCAACATATCCCAATAATGAACCTGCTTGGTGTTGAGGTCGGATTTATCCATGATGTTAATACTGGGGAGTGTGATACGCGAATAATAAATAACGGGGTCCGGGAATGTCATAAATCCGGTGATATTCATTCGGTCATGGGGGGTGAGAGGTGTGAACTCGGTGATTCGTTTTAAGACGGGGGCAGTGCCGGCGCCGCCGGCGTCACCAGAATTGCCGCGCCCGGCACCAGGTACCAATTGGAGTTTCGAGAGACCGAGATTATATTTCTGGATAACGAATCTGCGACGTTTGATTTCCTCGCCCGCGACAACTGATGAATAAAAGTCGTCGAGATTGTCGATTATCGCGGTTATATTCTCATTCACTTGTTGGGTGCTTATAACATCATGAGTATAACGCGGTGCATCCTGGGGTGTAAAATGCCGCGCCGAGAGACCTGTCATATACTGTGCGTAAGTAATCGTTCCATCGCACCATTGCCGTTGGAGTTCATTTTCGGCCTCGCGTTCATCCTGAATAAGTCGTGGTGCGATATCCATTTCCGCGGCAGTTCTCTCGTCGATTGGTATATCGTAAATAACTTTCCGGGTTTTCACGATGGGTACAATCCAACGAAGTGCGCGGTCCATCCGCATAAGTGAATTAACGAGTGGGCGGAAAAGGGCGCTTTTGGGGGGTGGGATGGATGGGCTACCGTTTGCATCAAATGTCGAGAATTTATGTCTGAGTTCTTTAAATCTCTCGACCATCTTCTGAATATTGGAAAGAACTGACCGGGATTTATCGGATGACGGCACATTTGTGATAAGTGTATCCAGGAGATCGTCACACTGCTTCTCTAAATTGAACCGGCGATTTTCATCGGGGATATCAACTGTTTGAACAAGGACGTCTAATTCCTCGCCGACCTGGATTTGATCAGCGTCGATAAGGATTGCCCTCAATTTCTCTCGGAGTGCCGCAGTGCCTCCGCCGCCGGCGGCACCTGAACCAGCACCTGAACCAGCACCAGCACCAGCAGCAGCACCAGCAGCAGCAGCAATCGGATCGTTCGTATATTCAGACATTCCAACGGGTTGTTCTGTTGCGTCTTCTCCCACACCAAATGAATTAGTAGACTCCCGGGCCAATTTGCGTTGTTTGCGTCGTTCTTCTAATGTTCGTGGAGTCCCGGTCCCGACCGACTCGACGGCATCCATTCCCATCGTTAAAAAACCGGCTTCGCCAGCCTCGCCACCCTCGCCAGCCTCGCCACCCTCGGCGGTAGCTGCCTGACCGAATGACGACGGGGGTGCACGTATCTTAATCTCTTCAATCGGAAGATTCTCTGGAACACCCATATACCCGAAATTAATATAGATCATCTCATCTTCCGGATATGTCCGGATTTCGATCATATCCTCTTCCAGATTCGTAATTAATCCCGTGATAATCGTCGGAATATCACCGCCAAAACGGATATCTACCCATGTAGAAACGACTAAATTGTTCTGTCTTGCATATCCCTTTTCTTCAGCGCGACTCAATAATTCAATTGTGGTTATACTTTCATCGGTGAGTTTTCCGGTTGCGTCAAGTTTCAAAATCACCTCTCCGAGAGATTCTGTATCGATGAGTTTGAATTTACGTGAAGATAAATAATCAACCAAAAACACATGGTCGTGTATGTCACTGTTTGATGGTGCGAGAACCTTAATAATATCTCCGAGTTCAATAGATAATGATACGATTTCTTGCATCTCTGGGTTTTCTACTTCTTCGCCGCCGTCACCGCCTTCTTCGACGCCTTCTTCTACGCCTTCTTCTACGCCTTCTTCTTCGACATTCGGCATTGAAGAAGGATCTGCTGGGGGTGGTAGTGTTGCTTCCATTATTGATAGTTATGTAATTGTATTTATTATGAAACCCGGGTATTGTGTATATATACCTATATATTTCGTGTATTATAATAATTTCGATCAAACAAATATAAAGGTAATTGTTATATACATAGTAGTATTGTGTATCGACGTAATGTTTTCTATTTCTTCTACTGAATTGCCATCTCTTCCGACCTTTGTTGATAAGGTTTCACAAATCTCTATCGCCAGCGCCAGCGAACCCGGCGTTAGTAGCGAGAATCAGGCAACATTCCATACTTTGCGTGAGTGGAGCTCGGAGAACGGTCTTATGGTCCATTATTCTAAAACCCCATCCGGGATGTTTTATGTATTGAAGTATGACCGCGCTAAATTGAAGGATCATGAATATGAAACAGTGGGTCGGTTTCGGTCGGTGGTGTTTGACTCCAACGGACAGATTTGCTGTATTGCACCCCCGAAGATGTTGAAGTTATCCGACGAAATGATGACATTGCCTGTGAATTCGGAGGGCGGACACCTTACTGCAGAAGAACTGGTTGAGGGAATGATGGTGAATCTGTTTTATAATAATGGAACTGAGAAGTGGTATGTTTCGACGAAGAGTAGTGTTGGTGAGGTATCGTTCGATCATATCCAGGAGGCGGAGGCGGAAGCACAGGCTGCGACGGGGGATGCGGGAGACTCGACCACGGGAGCGACGGTGACGGCGACGGCAGTTAAGTTGAACATCCAAGAAGTCCTGCGCCGCCGTATTTGTGATATTTTGAGTTTGCTTCCCGGTGGTCTTGATGCCGTCCCCAAGCAGTACTGCTACTCTTTCGTGCTTCAACATCCGAAGAACCAGATTGTGAATGTAATTACAGTTCCAAGGTTGTATTTGGTGGCGGTGTATGAAATCGTCCGCCCTGACGCCGGGGCGACAATGGTCGGAGTGAATGCAATCCGCCTTGAACGCGACATCTTCTCATGCAGTTTCGGTGGAACTGTTTCACATATGCCGTCTGTGTTGACATGTGTCGCAGATGAGAATGCGGCCACGGTGGACGCCACGACAACACCACATACCGTCGCGGATTATTGCCGGATGTATGCATCTATGGATACTCGCAGTGTTTCGTTGCCGGGGGTTGTGTTCCAGGATAGGGATACCGGGTTCTGCTATAAGAAGCGTAATCCCAAATACGAGAGTGTGAAGAAGCGTAAGGGGATGGAGCAGAAGTTGTTGGCGCAGTATCTCCAAGTGCGTAAGGACCGTGCGATTGATGAGTATTTGAAGTATCACCCTCAACATTCGCGGATGTTTAATACATTCCGTGAGCGTCTTCATGAGTATACCCTCCGTTTGTATGATTCATATATTGAGCATTATGTTAAGAAGAATGCGAAGTCGTTGAAGGAATATGACCGTGAATTGAAGACACACATGTATAAGATTCATTATGACATCTTTCTGGCGACGATGAAGGAGGCGGGGGTCTTCGTTACTAAGCATACCGTTATCAATTATGTGAACTCGTTGGCTGCTGCGCAACAGTTGGCGTGCTTGGCTGGTTCGGGGGTTACGCCATCACCCTCCATTGAGGGTGGTGGTGTTTCGGTAGAACGTCGCCCTTTCCAAGGAAAGCGTATTGAGCGTAGCAGTAGCAGTAGTCGCGATAGACCTAGTGGTGCAGCACCTAGTGACGCGAGAAGCGGGTTTCGTAGTGCTAGACCTACACGCGGAAGAAGTATGCCGACATTGACGATCCAGGTTCCGTCAAATGACGGCGTGGGTGCGGGCCCGGACTCAGTGAAGGGAATCAAGACGCTGGGATGCGTGAAGGTGCACAATCAGTTTTCTGGATTGGATGTTGATTAATAGCACCGCGTCGTCGTATGGGGGCGCAAGCGCTAGATAAAATTGATTTGATTTGATTTGATAATAATAGTATTTACTATTATCAAAGAACGACGATGTCATTTCCAAACTGCCCTCCGCCCCCGCCATCGACGCCACTTCCAGACCAAACTGAACTCTATTTCGGTTGGTTTTCGGAAGCGCAACAACAAATGCGGGTATCGCACCCGACGGAGCACCGATTCAATGGTCAAATCATGAAGAGTCCGCCATATTGTTACTGGGCGCAAGGCGATCGGATAGTCCTCGTAACGGATGTAACGCATTCGGGGATTCCGACTCCGCGACAGGTCAAAAATGGGGATATATATTTAGGTCAAGTGGATAAGTATTGGGGGCGGTCGTATACTAGAGTTGCGGAGGTGGCGGTGACGGGGAAGTAGTGTGTGTGGGTGTTATTTTATATTGGTGTTATGATGAAACAATATATCATTCCATATTGTCACATTTTTATTCATGATTATATTATTATACATATATATAAGATCTCTGTTTATCCAGTGTTAAACACAACGAGTTTACGTGAGAGATGTAGTAAGGATATCGCAAAATTTTTGAAAGAAACACCTACTAATGAAATATTTGAATTTAAACTAGTTGAATCCACCCCATTAAAAAAAGAATCTATTACAACTTCATTTTTTATTACTCTATTATACCAACTATTTTAGGGGGGGTGGGCAGACTGTACAGGCGGTGGGGCAACAGGAAGGACGAGCAACCACGCCAGGAACAGGAACAGGAACAGAAACAGGAAGAGGAACAGTAGCAGGAGCAGCTGCAGCCGCTTTTTTGGCTGCTTCAAGAAGTCTCGCTCTTGCAGCTACACCCAAAGCTTTTAAACTATCTACCACATTTTTTGCCGCATTAAGAACCGTCTTTATTTGTTCAATTTCTGTTGAATATTTAGTCTTTATTTCATCGAATTTGGTCTGAATTTGTGAGACAGATTCATTAACCTTAGTCTCAATATTCGTTTTCAACTTTCCAAAACATTCAACAATTTCCGCATTTTTTGGATCACCCTTAACAGCAATAATTGCGGTTTCCAGCTCGGTTTTTTTAGCTAAAACGATCCCTTTTAGAAATCCAGCCTTATCCGGATTATCCATAAATTCACTAAATTTATCACGAATATTATCCAAAGGGGTCAGGACTTTGTCAAAATTGGCAGCTTCTGTTGCTCCTGCGGCTGCTGCGACGGCTGTTGCTGCTCCTGCTGCTTTTGCTACTGCAGCGTCGGCCGCGGCGTTAATTTTGGCCTGTATTGTCTCAATACAAGCCTTCGCATTTGGATTAGCTGCAATCAAAATGTCGATTTTTTCATCCAATAATTGTTTAGCAGCTATAGGGTTTGAAACAAAGTTCTTGGCAATAAAAACAAGTGTAAATAAAGAAGTTGATAATTTATTAATTGCTAATAATGCGGGTTGTGCTTGTAAAGCAATGGCAACCGCAGCCCCCTTCGCTATTCCCGCCGATGCCACCCCCTTCGCTGCATTTAACAAATCACCAAACCCACCCCCTCTCTGCGTCTTACGACGACGAATCACCCTCGATTTACGAACAGTCCGACGCTTTTTGTACGCACGTTTGGATGAAGAACGGTTTACTTTCATTGTATACGTGTATGATTATACAATATACTTATACAATAATATTTTACTCATTAAGGACTTCTGGAAATCTTATTACAGTTCATACGATTCATACTATTCATACTATTCCTATTGGCTTTAGGAAATGTATTCGGGGGATTAGATGACAGAAAATCAGACCTTTGTGGTGATAATGGTGAAGCAGCAAAAGCAGGAGGACCCATGGGAGGCAACATATCAAAATCTGCGTCTAAACTCCGAATTACTCCGGCGCCAGGTGCACCCGGCGCAAAACCCATAGGATTATACGGAAGTAATCCTGTGCCACGAACAGATAAGTCGGTTGGCGGCGGCGGTGAGCGTAAATAACTACTAGCGTCGGCAGGTGTGCTATACATGTAATTTGGCGGTCCTGAGTTGCTCATCGGTATCGGTGGTTGACCAAGAGTGCTCGGTGTAAAATGTGCAGATCTGGCCTGACACACAGGTGTTCCAAATGAATCGCGTAATTTTTCGTTATACATCGCCTTCGTTGCCGCGTCATGTGCTCCCATATAACTAGAACCCATTTCAACTGGATCTTCGAATTTTTTGTTAAGTTCATGACCCACTACTTCTAAAAATGGCGCGCGGGGTATATATCCGGGTGTGTGCGTGTGCGACCTTCCGCATATAGATGGTTTATGCGCGTGTCCTGCTGCTGCTGCATGTGTGGAACGTGCGGCATGTGCTGCGTGTGCGGCATGTTTCTTCATCCCTCCTCGTTTGACCGTTCGACGTCCGCGTCCGCGCTTGCTACGCGTATTGTTTTTGCGGCGTTTATTGATTTTAGACGCACGTCGCGTTTTCTTTACCATAATGGAATGGAATGGAATGTATACATTATCATTATAATAAAACATTGTTTTCTAAATGTCTTATTACTGTATTTATTTGCGTGCCGTGCGACGGCGAGGATAACGACGCCGCCGTGATTTGCTGCAACCGGTGAGGACCTTCCGTGATTTGCGACGGATACGTTTACTTCTTCGTCCACCAGCAGAAGAAGGTAACTTTACTATATATTCTCTAAGTTCTTGAAGTTCTTTGAAAGCAGCTGTAGATAAACCATTACATCCTATATTATGATCTGGATGCACGCCTAGTAATAATTTTTTGTTATTTACTAACGATTTTACTTCTTTAAAATCGGTAGAATGATACAGTTTATTCAACTTATCTTTAATTTCATCAGTATTTGCTCTACATAGTTTGTTCTTATCTTCTATAGGTATACTTCCATATTTACTTTCATAAGTTTCCGTCGCCGTCCACCACGGCAATCCGGAGGTTTCCTTGGGTCTAGAAGACGATGACCCATGTGACGACCGCCATGACGATGACGGATATTCGTAACAAATAGGTCGATCATCGGGTTCTCTACCAACATCGCCAACATCATCAAAATCAAGTTTTCTTGAACTAGTATTCTGAAATAATGGGATATTTGGAACATCAATACTCATCGTTTTTTTCATCATTTCTAACCATAATTCATAAAAATGAAGTAATGGTTGATAATCTTTCATCAACAATATTATTTTACCGATTCTATTCAATAGTTCAACTCGGTATTTTTTTTCATCCAATATAGCTTTACGCTTTGATTTTAAACCGATAACGCTTACAGAGAAATTACCATCTTTGTTGCATTTTTTATCTTTATGTGGAAGTTTTTGATATTCAGCTTCATATTTATCCAACTGATCATTCATATATTTATCATCGCCAAATATAGTATTGACTGCTTCCGCCGTCTCTCTCGCCATTGCTGCTGCATCCACCGGTGTTGCTGCCGCTGCTTCTGAAGCTGGAGTACATGATGGTAATACCGTATGATCTAAAAGTACAGAAATAAACCAATCAAACTCGAGCATATTTATTGCTGGTTTACCGACCCATACAACATCTCTATGAATAGGGCAAAACCACGGTGGGGTGTCATATATCGGGGAATTTACATAAGTAACATCAGATAGACCAACATTGATAGCAACCGTATTCTCTGTGTGCGTATCATATAGATTAATTTTTCGTCTTGGTAATCGGTCATCTTGTAATGACCTTTTTCTGTAATCATCATTCTCAATCCACGTCCATCTACCTAATCGATGGTCACCTTTATCATTGTTAATACCACAAAACGTGGCACTAAGTATTGACGCGACCTCCATGCCAAAAATAAGAACGCCATTCCAGAAAAACCCGAATTTTGTAAAAGGTAATGTATTGTCAGCCGGATTAAATTGTCCGCTATCTATAACATGTAATGCTTCTGTCTCACCCTGTCCGAACGTCATAAATAATCCCGTGGGACCCGTTGGATTAGGTATATCTCTAATAGATCCCGCATCAAATCCGACATATGTAGTTGTAAATGGTGGTATACCTATTGTCTGTTTAATAACATATAATTCATCCATTCTCTATTATATATTATGTATACAATTATCGTTAAAAAAACTTGGTTTCAGCGTGCTGAAATGGGCGCGCCGACTTCTCAACCACCAGCGGTTCCGGCAGAAACATCGCCATTCTATCGAAGAATTTCACCTCTGGAAGACTCTTCATATGCGGCACAACAGTCGCCTGTGGTTCTACTAAATTCGTGGAATTAATACCGAATAATGCGGATTCGATATCCACCGAATTGGATGAGAAATGCTCACGGGACATCTTGGTGGGGAGGATACCGACACTTTCAAACGCGAGTGCGGGTTCAAATGCTTTTCCGGCGCAACCGTTCTCAAACGCGACGTATGTCCGTGCGAGGTTTTGCGAGTTTTGCTCGATCTTGAAATCGGTGCGTGTATTCTTGTTTCGGGTAGATGTCATTGGTGCGATCGGATGTATATATCTGTGTTACTATGTTATGTTATTATATTTATTATTTATTATTATTTATTATTTATTATTATTTATTATTTATTATTGTATAGCGAATATTCGACCGACCTAAAACATCTGTCGAAGAGAATCGGCAATTTCATCTCGCAGTATTTGCGGAATCTCTTCACCATGTTTGGCGTGACGCATACACGTATGAAACATATCAAATATCTGGAATGAAAACATCATACAGAAAATCATCTCGCTATTGTCGGCGCCGGCTAGCGGATGCGACTCTAAAATCTCTCGGATTCCCGGATTCTCTCGGAATCGTTCATACAAGTCGTCAATAACGGCGGAAACAATCTCCGGGTGATATTCGGCATCAGATATCCCGAATGCTTGAAGAAATTGGATTCTAAATAGCGTATCTTGATCATCGGTGTCTTCAATCATTTTATATGTAAGGACAAGGTCGTAGTTATATCCGGATAGGTCGAGGTCGGTGGCGGGTGACTCGGGCGACTCGGGCGCGGGTTCAATCGCGGGTTCGGGCAATTCATAAGGTTCAACGATTCCGGCGTTTTCGTTCATTAAAATCAATGTATATAAAATATAACACGTTGACTTTATACTATTTCGTCTCGCGTCGTTACAGCACTTCGCTAAAGCTCCGTGCTTCACTCCGCTCGGTTCTCGCAATTTTGACATGTGACCCGCGCGAGGTTTGTGACATGTGACCCGCGTGACTACAGCACTCTGCTCGATCATCTTCGCCGATATATCACACTCCATCCATAAACAGTGACTAGATAGAGCAATGCGACACGAAGCAATGTGGAGCAAAGCGGAAGCATTGCGGGAGGGGAGTGTTGCGACGCAGAAATAATTCGGAGCTGTTCGCCACTTCGTGGCGGATTGCGGAGAATTATTTGAATAGGTACTCCTGATCACGCACCAGTTCACGCGACGGCACACCGCCACGAATCCAACCATTGACAGCTGCACCTTCCACATAATTGGCCGGGTTGTTAATCGTCGACTTAAACTCTTCCTGAAGGGGGTAGTCTGTCTGTGCAGCATTCAATTTCTCCGACAGTTGCGTAATGCTCTTCTTATTGGTATTCGTATCACCCTGAAGCATACGGGATTCAAAATCCACATTCACGGCGCCGCGTCCTAAAAAGGGGACGGTCAAGAATGGGCGTTCGAGCAGGCTCAACTTACACTTGGCGTGAGTATTCAGGCTTCCAATAGAAAGTTCGGAGTTGGTGTCGATATTACAACCACCGAATCCGGTCTGATGACCACCCTTATAAAACACATTGGGTTGACTGGTCGCGAATTGGATAGGACGCTCCATCTGGCAATCCGTCGAGAAGAAGTTATTCAGCGCATAATTGGCGGCGTTTAAATTCTGAACATTGCGTTGCGAGAGATCCCCCGTATCGCAACCGATACGCGACATATTATCAAATGTATAACTTTGAACGTAAGCCATATTATTCTATATTATACCTTATGTAATTAACATAGATATAATATTATTTTACTAAAGTCCGGAGGGGGTGTGGGCGACGGGAGACGCGCAGCGCGACATTACTGCCCGATAACCTGCCCCAATCGCGAGTTAATACGTCCACACGCGAATTCATCGCCTTCCTTACACGACTTCATGTCGCCATAACAGAATTTCGCGAATGCGTCTTGGTCGTTAGGGATTCGCGTATTCGCCACCGGATGGAATTGACGCATCGATGATTCAAATACCGCATTATCACCTAAAGTCCCGAATAATTTCCC